ACAGCACACTCAGTTATCAAAGGCAAGTTAGAAAACCAATGACATATTGTCAAAAATCTCTTCCTTACGTTGATTGACAACGAGACAGGTGCAGCCTGGAAAATCCTAACCTTTTTCTTAGACAACTTGGTTGGTTCATCCTTAGTACAAGCCTTAAATACAGGATAGCAGCGTTCACCATTGCGATAAATCTCTTCTTGTTTCTTCGCAAGTGCTACTGCACGTTCATCCATAATTCGAGTAATAGTTCCATCTTCATTATGGAGTATTGTCATGTACTCTTTCTTTGGCTTATTAATAGGAAAACCCATAGAAGTATTAGTCTTAAGTGGATCAACAAATGACATACCTTCTACACCATTGATTGCTTCTTCATCAGTGAGCACTCTAACTTCCTTAAGCAATTTCTTACCCAAATCAGTTGCTAATGCTTTGTCAATCGTACTTGTGTAATCAAGAACAGCCCAGCTTAAAATCCTTGGATCCATTGTGTGTGAACAGGATCCAACTGAGCTCAAGTACTCTTGATAAGGTTGCCAAGGGGGTATTCTATCTTCGCCCTTCCTACAATTTGCAGGAGGTCCATAAATATTTTCCACACCTGTGGCTTCCTTCACTGAGTCTGAAAGTATTGAAGGTGCAACACTAGTTCTAGGTCGCACGGCAAATTGATCAATCATACCATAATGATCGAAGGCAATCTCTTCCTGAAATCTCGCTGGACTTTTAGGTGAGATGTACGGTGCTGGAGCATAATCGATCCCATATTGATTGGTTTCGAAAGTTCCTTCACTTGCCATCGGTACAACTAATCTATTTGCGTTCAATCTTTCAATAGCACTTTCCAAATGTTGTTTGGTAACCATCTCGGCGGCACACATACCAAATTTTTCTTGCGTTCCAGCAAGGTGAAATCCGACTATATAACTATCGTTTTTCGCATCTCTAATATGTGTTGCCATACACAAACCATTAAATGAAGGTTCTTCACGCTGATAGTGAGTGCCATGTGTAAACCGACCTGAGTCAGCATCCACTGGACTAAAATTTCTCAATTTCATCCTCTCTACAGTTAATTTCCCTTCTGGTGTTCTGTATAAAAACCGAGTCAACATTTCTCGCTTTGATATCTCACTAGGAAAGAATTTTGTCAAATCTTTCATCGAACCTGCCTGGGGAAAATATACCAATTGCAAGTCGGAATCAAAGTGTTCGCATTTCGGTCTAGGTTCTTCCTTTCGGAATGAGAATAAGCTTTCGCTTATCCACGCTCCGTCAAGATTCTCCGTTACGAATTTACTAACACGAGACGTAAAGTTCTTTCCTGGTAATCCATCCTTCCCTTCATTC